TAGTGTTAAGTGATGCACTTAATGTTGCATTTGCAGTACCATTAAACAACTGTGCAGAAGCAGTAATGTCACCACCAGTAACATCAATAAATCTGTCTGTTTGGAATTGTGTTGCGGAGTTTGCGTTACCTGAGAAAGCGCCAGTACTTAATGATCCACCATCAGAGAAACTAATACTTCTAACGTTTGCGTGGCCAACAAAAATGTTACCTGCCGCATCACGTTTAACTAAGGTGCTTACTGTATTTGCACTGGTTGCAGCATCAACTATTTGTGTGTAATATACACCACCAACATTGATAACACCAGTACCTGCTGGTGAACCAATGAACATCGTGTTCGATGAGTATGAATAACCTAATTCACCCGCTTGTAGACTTACTGGCTTGTCTAGCGTGGTGGAACGTTTGATTAGAATTGAAGTATTTCCGATAGCCATTATGTTATCCTTTTTGTTTAGTTGGATTTAAATCCTATTATCTATTTATGAAAAATTGCCCCCGTCAATCCTACTAATTGCGTTAGCAATGTACTCTGGTCCGGCAATACTGACGATATTGTTGGTCCATAATTGAGTTTCCACATTTAATGTGGTACTACCAATAAAAAGTGTATTAGAAAGAAAAGAAAATGCTAATTCACCATCAGCTAAATTACTAGGTGAAGTGTTTGCATAAGAACGCAGTATCTGAATCGTTGTATTTGTTGCCATGACTTATCTTAAAAGAATCCCATGTCAACGCCTTGGAAGGCCAAATACGTTACTGAATTTGCCACTGCCCGTTGAATTGCATCTTCTGGAATCACACCTTGAATGGTCTGCACTGGTGCAAGACCACCAACTGGTGATATAACAAGCGCAATCGGATTAGGATTTGCTGCTGTTGGTGCCGCTGAAAAAGAAAGCGCACCAGTTGTTGCTTCGGCTTTAATGATTGTACCATCTAAGTCGATAGTGTTACCACTTAAAAATAGACTTCGGAATTTATTTGTTCTACTACCAAGGTCAAATGTTCTTGACTGTGTTGGTAATAGATTACCATGTACTGGTGTATCAGTACCAAGGCCTTTGGCAGAAAATGTTTTGGTTTCTGAATTGTAAATTATAACGTCACCGGTGTTTGCACCAACTAAACTAAGGTCGGTCAAACTTCTAAGTGTTTTTGTACCATAGTTTAATGTCTGGACTTTAGTTCTCTGTCCTTCTACTCTTACTCTAACTGTGGCTGGTTGTGTTACTGTTACCGTTGGCATGTTATTCCTTTAAAATACAGTAACTTGGGGTATCACATTTACTATTCCTTCTAAAACCCTTATAACTGTGTTAGATGAATCTTTGACGAGTACATCATATACATAACGGCCAGCAGAAATATTTGCTGTATTTGCATACGGCAACGATAGTAGTATGATACCTTCTGTCGGATCATTTACTGTTACTACAAAATTTGCGGTTGTGCTACTAGAATAATATGATTTTTTCATGGCAGCCTTTATTTGACTACCAGTTAAAATGAATGGCGAACCATCAGCTTGATCCAAAGAAATGGACGTATTAAAGTTTGAACCTTGTTCTAGAAATAATTCTTGGTAACCAGCTGGCATTATTTAACCCCTTTTGAAGGTATTTATTACTTATACGGTTCGCATCCAGACATATAATGGATCAATGTCTGGTGTTGTATTGGCTGTGGTAAAGGCTGTGTTGGTAACTGATACCCAGGTACCAAAACCTAATAATGTTCCTGGATTTGCACTGTTCAGTCCGTTCATGTATATAGAACCAATTGGATAACCAGTGGACAGTGTGTTTATGACCGTTGGAATGGATGGTTTATCTGACAAATCAAAGTATGATCCTGATGTTGCTACAGCAGCAAGTCCTGAAACTGAACCTGCACCAATTAATATTGGTATACTATTTGCGGAAGTGATTCTACCGTAGGTATCAACAGTGAATCTTGCGGATTGTGATTGTGAACCTTGTGAACCTGCCGTTACACCAGATGCAGCCAATCTAGCTGAAGGTAAAGTACCAGAAGAAATGTTAGATGCAACAGTTGTATCAGTTGTTGCTGATGCGGCCAATCCAGTTACTTGTGATGGTATAATTTGAATCGTAACGTTTGCGGAAGATGTGATTCTACCAAAAGAATCAACTACAAATCTTGAATATGATGTACCTGCTGATGATCCGTATGTACCAATTGTTACTGCTGTTGTTGGTAATCTGGCCGCAGGTAATGTACCTGATGTAATGTTGTCAGCATTAGTCGTATCTGTCGTTGCTGATGTTGCAAAGGTTGGATAACCAGTAATCTGTGAAGTTGCAATTTGAATCGCAGTGTTAACTACACCAGTAATTCTACCTTTTGCATCCACATTAAACTTCGGAACAGAACTTGCTGTACCATAACCTGTTGCTGCTACACCAGTATTAATGAATCTAGCATCAGCAAATGTACCAGATGATACTTGACTTGTGGTTATTGAAACAGCCTGTTGTGATGCCGATGTAATTCTACCTTGTGCATCAGTGACAATTGTTGGTATTTGTGAGGCGTCACCATATGTGCCAGCAGTTACTGCTGTGTTTGCCAGTACTGATGGTGTTATCTTTGTTGTCATTTAATCTGTCCTTTTAATACTTCAATCTCTGATTTAAGTTCTTTAATTGCTTCAATCAAAACACCAACAATATTACCATAAGATACTGACATAAATTCTTCATCACTTGCGGCCTCCATCACAACTTCAGGTAAAACTTCTTTCATTTCTTGTGCAATGACACCAACACCTTTTGTACCAGAATCAATTCGTTCATAAGTAACACCACGCATTTTTGATACGGTGTCTAAAGCATTTGTAATTGTTTCAACATTTGTTTTTAATCTTGCATCAGAGTAGGCAGTAACGTTGTTTCTGAATACAGCATTACCATTAGTGTCTAATGTCATTCTATAGATATTTAAACCATCGGACCATCCACCAATTCTAAAGATGTTATCATTATCTAGACCCATGTTAATAGCATATGAACCTGGTCTATGGAAAGACATTGTGGCCTGATTCTGACCAGCACTTGCTGTGTTGCCTATAACCGTCAAGGTTCCGGATTGACTAGCTGTACCTGTAGGAAGACTTGAGAGATGGTTGCGGTTGCCATTAATATCGAAACTACCAGATGTATTTAATACAGTAGATCCATTTACTACCAATTCTTGGCCAGGTAATGAATATGTTGAACCATCATTATAAAGACCTCTTGTCTTTGCTTTGTTCAAATATATGGCACCAGATGTTTCACCATCTCTATAAGCAGTAATGTCACCATTTGTAGCCAATGTAATTGTTGCTGGTGTTGCTCCTGCTAAAGCTGAAACGCTTGTTGCTCCTGTAAAAGCAGCACCAGTTAACTTGGCATAACTAAATGGTAGTCTACCTTCAGGTAATGTACCCGATGTAATGTTGGTCGCATTTGTTGTATCAGTTGATGCTGATGCAGCAAAGGTTGGAAAGTCTGATACTTGAGATTTCATGATAGAAATTTGTACATCGGCCGCAGCAGTAATAAGTCCTTTTGAATTTACTGTATAAGTAGGAATTTTAGCTGCGCCACCATATGAACCGGCAGTTAGACCAACTTGATTTCCTAATCTTCCATTGTCCAGTGTACCTGAGGTAATATTGCCTGCATTAGAATAGTCTGTAAAGGTTGGAAAATCCGTAATCTGAGATTTAGTGATGGCAATATTAACATTACTTGCTGATATAACTCGGCCTTTAGCATCTGTAGTTATTTTTACTACTTGTGATCCCGATCCATAATATCCTGCCAGATTTGAAATGTCAGCAAACTGAGCATCAGCAATTGTACCAGAAAGTTTTGATGTTGCAAGACTTGTCAACCAAGTTGGATTGGCATAAGAACTACTTGAATACAATCCGTTTGTAACTGTACCTGCATTACCAGTAATACTATGTGTAAGTGTGTAACCTGAATTTGCGTGATTAGTCACATATAAACCTGTTGCAAACACTGTGTTGGATGCCGCAGACAATGGCATCGTTAGGCCTTCAACAAGGCCCATAAATGTACCACCAATCTTTGGCATCTTTCTAGATTCTAGGTTGTCAATTGCATCTTGAATTGTTGCACCAACCATATCACCTGCTACAGGACCATATACAATATTGTTTGCAAAGTATTCGTATATCATATAACCGTCAACTTCAACCAATATTTTATCGCCAGTGACTGGTGCATTTATAAATTGAATAGTTGAATTGCCAGTAAAACCATAATATTCAGATTCTAATTGACGAACGCCGTTAATGTATGCACGTAATTGTGTGCCTGCACTGAATGTTGGTGTGGTAAATTTAGTGGTAGTATCATCACCAGAATAAGATAAACGAGTTGATGTGATTCTAGAACCTGGTTGTGTACCGCCGCCGCCACCGCCGGTGCCAGCAGTTACCCAAGAATAAGTTCTTGCACCATCTGTACTAAGTACTTTACCTACTGCACCGGCACCCGCTGCGGCAAATATTGCTAAGTCAAATAGTGATGCATGTGAAGTAGTTGCAGTACCACCTTGGCCAACTGGTAATGGAGTTGTTAAGGACAGTCCAGCAAATGTTGGTGATGCTGATGTTCTTAGGTCTTGTGATGTACTAATTGAAAGTGTGTTACCTGTACTGTTATCATTTGTTGCAAATATAACGATACCATTATTACTCTTTAATGTAACACTGGCCAAACTTGCTGCAACTGCACCCGTTGTTCCTTTGATTGAAGATATAACACTATTTGCTTTTTCGAAAGATGCATTTGCATGTGCATATGCTGGTGCTACCTGAGGCGCAACGTTGTTTGCTGAATCATATGCAGCATTGGCATGTCTGAATGCAGCATTAGCAAATGATGCTGTTATGTTCTGAGATGTATAAGAAGAATTGGCTCTTAAGAAAGCACCGTTAGCAAAACTTTCAGCTGAAGTAACACGAGCTTTTAAGTATGTGTTTGCTGTTGCAATGTTATTGTTGACAGTATTGGCCGCAGCTGACGTTGCAACAACCAATGAACTAGTCGATTCTACCGAGTCACTTAGATGTTCATTGGTTAAAATTCTATAATAATCACCACTGCTTGTTTTAAGTATGTCCCATATACCTGAAGTTTCATTCCAACGAATTGCTGCATTTGCACCAGTCACCCCTCTGTTAACTGTAAAACTACTAATCAGACCTTCATTTGAACCTGCGTTTATTGTAAAGACATTTGAATTATATATTGTTGCACCATTGATAACAAAATTACCGCCAACAGATAATTGATTTGTCACTTGCAATGAACCCACAAATGCCGCAGCATTGTTGGCATCAATTTTATCTGCCACAAACATTGTTGCTGTGTTAACTGATGTGTTGGCCTGTACTCTGTTTGTTATTGTATTACCAGTTACACTTATAACGGCCGTATTAACAGAACTATTTGCTTGTAATTTATCTACAAGTGCAGTAGTAGACACACTTAAAATTTGTGTATTTACGGATGTATTTGCTTGTACTTGGTCAATTAGAGCACGTTGAGTAACAGATATGGTTTCTGTATTGGCTGAAGTGTTGGCCTGTAAAGTATTTGTATGTGTCTTACCTGTTGAATTTAAACCAGCAGTTGTGACTAATGTGTTTGCTACCAAAAATTTGGTGTAACTTGTATTAACAACACTTGAATTGGATGTATTTGTAGAGGAATTTGCTTGTATAGTATTTGTAAATGTACCATTGGTCACACTTATTGTTGGTGTGGTTATTTGGTTATTTGAAACAAAATCGTTACTATAAGTTTTACCTGAAACATACATCTCGGCCGTTTTTACATTTACTGTTGATTCTAATGATATTGTAGTTATTGTGTTTGACATTAAACCATCAGTCACATTGGCTGTATTTGCAGAAAATAAATTGGCACTCATTCTATTCAATATACTAATATCAAATGACTGTATCGTTGTATTCGCTATAATAACGTCTGTTATTAATGTGTTGGCAAGGACAGCATCAAAACCTCCAATGAAAGTATTGGCTATTAAATTCTTTGTGTAAACTGTACCAGTTACTGATGCATTTGCTGTGTTGGTAGATACATTTGCTTGCACAACATTTGCATACAATGTATAAACAATAGAAGCATTGGCTGTATTAACAGTTGAATTGGCCTGTAGTATATTACTATAAATTCCTGTTGTTGCAGAAACAGAACCAGTGTTTATAACTGAGTTTGCCTGTATACGTTCTGTTGTTAAAAAATTGTTTGCTTGTAATCTATTTGTGTAGATGTTGGTGTTTGAGGTAATAACATCACCCAAAATTTCATTATTAGCTATTAATTTTTTTACAGAAGATGTTCCTGTAACTGATATGGTTGCTGTATTAATATAATTTCTGGTTTCTAATGTATCTAATATCAATTGTCCACCAACAGACAAATCACCACCAATACTAGCATTATTGGATACCTTTAGTCCATATCCAGAACCAAGAACATGTAATACATTTGCGATGTTTGCACTACCTGATGTTGACAAACTCAGGCCGGTATTGGTAAATAAACCTTGGCGTTTTACTGTGATATCGTTATCAATTGTTGTAGACGAACCTGCACCAGTAACAGAGAATGCTTTCTGAACAATAACGTTACCATTTGATTGTAAAGCGGTCAATGTTCCTTCTGAAAGATAGATTGTTCCAGAATCCTTTACATAATTATCTGTTGCCAATGTATTATTTTCAGAAATCAATGCACTGGTTGCGGCCAACCAATGTCCGAATGTATTGGCATTACTTAATGAGGTAACTGTATTAGCCATTTTAACCTTTTTCTAATAGTTTTTGTAACAAACTTTTAATGTCTGTCAAATCTTGTTTCATTTCGTCCATATCGGACTTTACCTTATTTATTTCTTCCCTCTGAGACTCCATACCACGGCGTTTGGCTAAGTATTCTTCTAGACCAGCCCTGTCTTGGTTTATAATGGCCCCAGTTCTTGGGTCCCTCACCAATTTAGTGCCTTGAACTTTTAATAAATGCATATTTAAAATACAGTATTAGTGTTTGGTGGTAATGCAATACATCTCATGTCAGAAAGATATGGAATAAGTGTATTATCTGTTGTTGTCAATACAATTTTGATAGCAAATTGACTAAATGTATAGTATGTTTGGCCATTATTACTTAGGTAAGAAATAAAACCTTGGTCTTTACCAACAGTTCCTGGTGAAAATGTATATTCACGCACATCTTCTCTTGTTTGTGAATATGTTCCATCAGAACTGTTAGTCTTAGTCATTAATTGCCAGTAACCATCATCAAATGCTTGTGTATCATTTCTACTCAAGACTTTATAATATACATTAATATCTGTGCCAACGGGACGATATGCGGACAGATACACATTCAAATCACCTGAATCAAATCCAGCATCCAACACAACCTTTTTGGTAATGTATTTTGTTGCGGCAGGTCCACCTTTGACTGAAGTCTCACCAGAAATAGTTGCAGTTGCACCGGTTCCTGGTGTATTGTTTGCATCAACGATGGTAACTGTTGGTGTTTCAATATAACCTGCGCCTGGAGTGGTAACATAGATGTAATCAATTACACCACCAACCACATTGGCTGTTGCGTAAACTTGTTCACCATTCTTACCTGTTGGTGAAGAAATGGTAACTGATGTACATGATGCATTGTAACCACTACCACCGGCCGTGATTGAAATTAAACTGTTTGATATAGGGCAGTTATTAATATCATATTGTATTGTAAACAATGAGGTACCTGCATCCGAAATAACAGGAGATACTGCATCATCAGCTGATTCTAAGTAACCATACATTGAGAATGATGTACTAGAATTTGATTTCAAAATTCTTTCACCTTTGTTATCATTCAAATAGATATGTTCATACATTGTGGTACCATATTTACCTGGATTAATATTAACTTCAGGTGTTGCTGTTCCACTTTGCAATGTTGCTGTGTATGTATATGTAATGGCCGTAGACGATGGAACAAAATCGGTTGTTGTTAAATTAAATGCGTCAACTAACTGGTCATCGTTTGAAGTTGTGCCAACATTGTTTGTCATGGTATTGGCATTCGTAAAGTATTGAATTTTATTTTCTACCAATGTACGTTGCGGTAATTTCTTAGGAACAATCATTCTGATAGATGGTGTTTTTGTTATATCAAATTTTGCACGTTCCATTGTAAACATTAAACTTTGATTTTGATCCACAGTCCATGTTTGTGCATTTTGTGATAGGAATAAACCACCAACGTATGGTGCAGAAGAAATCTTTGTGATTGAACTTGGATAAGGATCAGTTGCAAGGTTCTTAACAGATGAAGGCAATGCATTATCACCATTGGCCGCTGTCCACAAAGTATATTCATTTGATGTTGACTGGGCAATAAAAGCATATAGTGTATCTGATTGTATATAAACCGGTGAATTAAAAACAAACTCTGTATATGTGGTTGAGTCTAAATTCTGTGGTGAACTAGATGTATTAATTCTGTATGTAGGTAATGTAACGATGGAATTATCTAATGTGGATCCATTTGGATAACCATTTAATGTTCCAACAATAGACAAAGTTACTGGTGCTGAATCTGTTGCTGGTTTTGAAGCAAAGAATAATCTAACACTAGAAATAAATGCACCATTTGGAAAATTATCTTTGTCTATGATGAATGTTTGTGCAACAGGATCATAACGAGTATAGTATACACTCTTAGCTACAGTTGTTCCTGTTGTTTGTGTTACCACATCTCTTGTATTTACTTGTGTGAATGTATCTTTTGCACCAGATGGTGATGCACCAAAATCTATGCTCTGACTATTGGTTTGTAAGCCTTGTGCATAAAATGTACCTTCAGCAAAAGTTGTTACTGAACCTTCATTGTTATTAATACGATTGTCCATACGGAACACTCTTGTACCTGTGTGAAAAGTATTTTCTGGTAAAGTAAATATACCAAAGAAACTACCCTCTTCATTTGTGGTAAAGATACCAATAGAGTATATGTCATTCACAGAACAAGAGATTGCTGTGATTAGAGTTACAACTTTTGTTGATCCATTGTATGCAGAAATCTCAGCAGATTGTCCTTTGCCTGTTCCTGATGTTATGTATATTCTTTTACCAACATAATTCGTATCATTGTTTGTTGCAGAAGCAAGAGTTGATAGTGTTAAAGATGTTGTGCTATCAACAGTTTTTATTTGGCCACCAAAATGTGTTTGGTTACTAAATGTTCCTTGTGCTGTACTGGTTTGATACGTACCTTCGGCATTAAAGAATGCATTTTGTAATGTTAGACTGTTGTTATATGTGGTTGTTGCACCATCACCAGCAACATACAATCTCATATTTTCTGAATTTGGATAATCATATACACCAATAATTATACCAGTTGGCACGAATGTTCCCGCTGAATAATAACCAATGATATCATTTTCACCAAAAGTTCCAAATGTATTTGTCAGTTCAATTATGTTTGTTTTTCTTATGTAATTGTCCACACTAATTGTGTCAAAGAAACCATGTACTTGCGTTTTATATAATAATCCTGTTGATTTGACAGCAATTTCTTGCGCTCTCATCCATGGAAGAATAGTGATATCAGTAATGTATCCATTGTTATCTGCATATGTGTTGTCGATTTGACTATATGCACCCAACAAGTTTGTTTGTTGTTGGTTATTCACAATCTCATATGTTGAGGTGGTTGTGACTGATGTTATGTTTTCTGTGTAACCAACATTTCGACCAAATGGACCATCAAATCGGCCATGATTTGCGTGATTAACCTGGCTAAAAGATGATGAAGTGGCTTGTGATAATAAGGTCGATGTGCCTGATACTGTCTGCCAATCACCAGCAATTAATGTGTTGATTGTATTTGAACCTTGATAGATGTGTAGGTTTGGATTAGTAATTAATAATGATGGTGAATATGTGGTGTCTACCCAGTTATCAATGTTTGGTGATAATGTTACCAAACCTTTTGCTGATGTGACAGAGAACGGATTAATGTTGACCGTTCTACTTGCCAATTTTTGTGCAACCATATTGGTTGATGTGTATGGCAACATGAAGTAATTTGTAGAACCATCCGTTGTTCTAGAAAAATTTGCAGACGATATGGTGCCAACACTTGCACGACCCATATTGTAGGACAAAGCTAAGCTTTTTAATGGGAAATTTTTGACAGTTTGTGTGGCTGTCATTTGTTTTGTTCTACGATTAATAGAAGCATTAAAATCTTCTATGCCTGCCTCAGCAGCCGAGTAACCCGAAAAATCATCTACCATAATACCGTTTTTGAATCTATTCAATCCGTATGCATCAGAAATTTGCAATGAGTTTGCGTTTTGTTCTAATGCATTTAGTGCAGTGTAGTATTCAATACGATTAATTCTGGTATCTAATCCAGCAATGTCCGCCATTGTATAACGGCGGTGTTGTGTGGATTCAAGTGAAAGGTCTGATAGACCTGTGGTCAATTCAGTAGGAACATAACCTGTATATGGTTTATGTGTAATGTTTGCAAGAACTAATGATCCGTTAGGTTCATTTGGTGAAATTGGATTTAATGAAGGTGAACCTTCTATAATTTGTATTGATTTATCCTTGGTCATAACCAATTTATCTTTACGTCCGAGATAGTATGAGTAATCACAAATGAAGGTTGTCAAATCGGCCGGTTGCAATATACCCAATCTTGTTGAAGATGGATTTGAATAACGGAAAGTAAATAGTGCTTGTGCATTAAGTCTTGCGGGTCTAAAATCAATACAATCTCTTAATGCATATGATGCACCATGTTTACTGATGTAAACTGGAATTTGTCTATAATCTTCTGGTGAACTTGAGTTATCAACGTAAGACATTTTACTAAAGTAACCATCACCACCAGCGTGTTGATAGTAATCTAACAATACAAGTATGTTACCAATTGGTTTTGCTGCACCAGGTCTTAGTGAAATGGATGCATGGTCATAATAATTATCTTTTTGGCCATTGTCGAATGTGTATCTATTGGTAACATCATATGAACTATTGGTTAACATTGCTACTGTTGGTAATGTAGCAGAAGATTTGGTGTCAATAATTTTTATGATTCGTTTAACGTCAGACAAATATAATGATTGGTTTTGTCCTGAAGGTAGAACACCATCAGCCCTGATGTATACATGGCCTTTTGAACTTGCTGAATCATCAACAAATGTATTTGTGTTTACAGTTGTTACATATCCGGAACTATTACTTGTCACAGCAGTTGTATTTGCAGCAACTAAATTTTTAATTCTTAACACATGACTTGTGTTTGTTCCATCAACAACAAAAACTTTTGCAACAATTGTTGCAGTGAATGCTGTTAAGTCACTTGTTGGACAAGAAAGTGTTGCAACTGATCCATCATTATTTAAAGTAACACTTCTACTTCCTGTTGTCCAAGGAATAATTTGGCCATTGGTGATGGTACTATTGGACAATCTGTCAGTAACAATAATACTATAACACTGTTCAACAACATCACTAGACAATGTTGTGCCTTCATTACCTAAATGTTTTATAATACCAGCATAACTACCTGTATAAGATAATTGTGCCGACAATGTAGAACCAGAAACGTTGAAAGATACACCTGTAAATTCTTGGTATGTGGTGTACGATGGTGAAACAACACTTGAAACATATGGATTACCAATAGGGTAAATCATTTCAGGTATGTTTGGATTATTAAATTGTGCATCACCAGAGGCCAAGTTACCTACCTTACCCGTATTATCAATTTCTGCACTGGCATATCTAACTCTTGGATATGTTCCATCACTATTCGTAAACACCATAGATTCAATATCTGGTGTATCAAAGTTTAAAACATAAACAGATGAAGTATCTGGTGTCACACTCCATGATTGACTTACTGTTGCTTTTCTTGTTGTACCATTGTAGTTGGAAATGGTTCTAGTTTCACCTGCGTTTGTGCCTGTAACAATTGTAACATCAACACCTTCATATGCAGCATCAACCGAAGATGTTTTACCATTCACATTTGGTAATTCAATACATGTTGAGTTAGCGGTGATAACATTGGCTGTGATTGATTTGTTTACTAGGTCATAGATGTGTGCCTTGTAAATGTATGTACTAGCAGTTCCGTTTGTTGGACTGCTTTCAAATTGCAAACCACGTAGATATGCTGTTGCAACCAATGTGGAATTGTATGTGAATGCATTAGCACTATTGATATTGGTGTTGGCCACACAGTGAAAATCTACCGTGTTGGCGGTTGTAACTGGAAATGTGGATGTTCCTATACCAGCAACGTTGCTGACCAAGAAATAACTACCATAATCTATGAAAGATGGTTCATTATTCTGTGATGATATTGTTCTTGCACGATTGGAAATAATATTCAATGGTGCAGGATTCTCTGCACGATAACCATGCACGTATGCTAAACCTTTACCTACACTAAGTGTATATTTGTCTGCATCATCTGCATATGTTTTTGGTGTAAATTTGAAATCGTTGATGATGTAATCACCGTTGGTTTCATAATCTCTTTTCGCAAAGTAATCATCAATGGTTGCATAGACTGAACCGTCCACCATTTTAAAAACACTACCGTTTTCCACACGAACCAGTTCAATAAACAACGCATCATCACCAAAGAATAGTGGTCTTGATGATAGTTGTAGACTGATAACATATCGGTCCGCACCAGGTGCTTGGTAGTTTGATGCGCCAACGGCCGGATCCAATAATGAACTGTCGTTTGCATAATCAAAAATTGTTTCTGTGATTTCCAAACCAACACGTTTAGAAGGTGTGTTACTATATTTGTCTAGAATGATGGTTTGTGGTGTGACTTGTACAAAATTACCTAAAACGTAAAATACACCTTGTGCAATTGATACAACAGAAGAAACTCCTGTTGCGTTACTTGGCATAGCTTGACAAACTAAATTTGAACCCGAATCATAGATGATATCATTGTCTGTAAACTCAGTACCTGTTTTGTAAACAACAACCATTGTTGCTGGATCACCTTCACCTACTGTGCCTGTTGCAACAGCTGTTGTTAATACTCTTGCAACAATTGTTCCGTCAGCATTTCTAATTAATTTATTATCAAACTGTTCAATGTCGATTGCAGCACCATCATAAGTTGATTGTATTTTAATATGTTTTACATCAAAATTTGTTGTTACTTGTCCACCAGTTACAGGAGAATTTTGTTTAAAAATATTATCCGCAAAACTAGTAATTTGATTTTGTAGTATTGTTTGTGCCTGTGTTAATTCTCTGGCCTGTACTGCAACACCAGGTTTAAACAATATACGATGAAAGTTTTTTGTTCCATCGAAATCGTCATAGTATGGATCAACGTTAAAATTTAAAGCCATTTTTTTCCCTTAGAAACCTAATACGAATCTGAATTGTTCTATGCCATCAGTACTTCTTTGAACAGCGGATCTATTTTCTACATAAATCATGTAACCCGAATTAACTGCAAAATTTGGAGTGCTATATGATAACAATGTTCTTGTGGTTGTAGATGATTGTCCAAATATAGGACTATTATTTCCCGGAACTCCTGAAGTATTTATCAGCTTAATTAGGTTGGTACCAGCATCAAAACTCAAAACAGTTGCATAAAAGGATGGATTTTCCAATGTTCCTTGATAAATGAATTCGTCTGGTGTGTATCCAGAATCTGAACCTGGTGCAACAACTACATTCGTTGTTGTACTGTATATAATACCGTTAGCTGGATTAGGACTATTTTGTCTTGTAGTTGGATTAACTACTAGTCCAACTTGATGGTAGTCTATGTCTGTCGGCACATAACCATTTTCATCACCATCAAATTGTGTGGTCAACATAATATGTTCAGCGCCTAACTCAGCAACCGGATCAAAACCGTGGCCGCCAATTGGTGAGGTTGCCCATGTGACGTTTGCATTAGCACCAATTGTGGAAGTTACTGCAACGTTTGCATAGGTATAATTACTACCGGGATTAACAACAATAATGTCCTGAACTTGGCCGCCAGTTGCGAGTGAGGACACGTTGGCTGTTGCAGCCGCACCAGTTCCATCACCAGTTATTGTAACATAGACCACCGCATTGGTGGTGTCGTATCCTGAACCACTATTGAGTATATTGATAACATCTATACTACCTGCACCTGCGGTAGTAATCAATGGGTTCGGTGTGTTGGTACCAATTTGCACTGGCATCCATTCTTTGTCCATGAATTTAAGTTTTAGTCCGGTGTCAATGGTATACATAAACTTCCATTTATATCCATCATCACCTTGAAAAATTCTATTGGCTGAATATGTTCCTGGTTCAAAGTATGGTTCTCTTGTTGATGCACCACCATTATTGTTCCATAGGCACTTGAATACTTGGTCGTATTTGTTCTTTGCATAAAACTTTTTAGTTATAAAACCATTAATGTCTTTACCTAACATATCAACATCATCACGGTAATAATCATAAATTGTTCCTGTGGTCCAATTCACTCGTTGAATGACCGGTGAAATGTCACTAGATTTAATTTGTTTTGCGACAAAAATATTCTTTTGAATTTGTTTGATGGATTTTACGTCAGCTCCTGGAACTGGTGGATTATTATTATCTGGCCATGGTGTTGGTTTGGATAAGAAACAATAGTAAGTATGAATAGGTACCGATACTTCAGGTGGTACAACAGAGACCGGTGCAAAATACATCAGGTCTATCAGTGATATTTTCGAAGCGTTTGTGAGTAGATTTTGTGCCATGATTTATTTATTAACTGTATGATATGGATGCATAGGTATTTGCAAGGTTATCACCAAAACTAAAGTACCTTAAAGAACAACTTCTTGTTGCCGCCAAATTAAATGTTGTTGCACCTACTGAAGAATTAATTGCAGTGGCACCATGTGTTATTGTTCTTTGCTGACCTGAAGTGTTAGTAACAATTACATCTACAGATTTTCCTGGAATGTAATCACTTAAAGATATAGTTAAATTTGCCTCAATATTTGCTTTGGCCATTGCTGAACCTATAAATGAAATTGTCATTGCAGTTTGTGAACTTGGGAAAATTAGTGGTACTATTATTGTGTTGGCAGAATAAAAAGGCCCCGTAACTGTTAATGAACCTGGCACCAATAGGTCGGTGTTAACAACAATATTAGATGTATTTTGTAGTGCTGTGTTTGCTACACCGTATCCTGAATTGGCTCTTACAAATGCACCGTTAGCAAAAGATGCGGTAGTATTTTGTGATGCATAAGAAGCATTAGCAGTTACAAAGGCACCATTAGCGAATGAGGCACTAGAGTTTGCTTGACCATAACCAGAGTTGGCTCTTAAGAAAGATGCATTAGCAAACGTTGCAGTAGTATTCTGTGATGCATAAGAAGCATTAGCGGTTACATACGCACCGTTGGCAAATGCCGCAGTTGTATTCTGTGATGCATAAGAGGCATTGGCTCTATCGAATGATCCGTTAGCAAAGGTCGCACCAGAATTTGCAGCAAGAAATGCACCGTTAGCAAAATTGCCAGCAGAGTTTGCAACACTGGATGGTGTATTTGCCTTTAAGAAAGCCGCCTGTGCATATGCATTCGACAGACTGAAGATATCATCCAACGAGTATGTACTAGTTACACTTGTTTGTTTATTGACACCAATAACTATGGTGTTGGCTGTGTTTGTGGTAGGACTACCCTGCGGCAGTGCTGATATTTTTACTGTTGACATTGATTACCCCAATAGGATTGTTGTTTCATCTTCTGTTGTTATTGAATCGCCATCTTCCGTGGCAAGTTCCGGTATATATGCGGTACCATTTGGACCATATATCTTAATTTGGCTTGATGTTGGTGTACTGTTGGCCACAAAAGTTCTCTTTACAGAAAGATATGAATTGGCCGCCGAAGATAGATTGCTCGTTAGATAAATCTTTCCGTTTGTATAATCTACTGTGTTGACTACCATACTGCTATTGTTGTCAACAAGTATAACATCACCTTTATATACAATATCTCTTATTGGATATTCATTATCACTATAGTCACCATTGTTAATCAAGTCATATCGGCCAGTCAATGATGTAATATTTAGTGCATTAGAACCAGAATTACCAGTTACTACCGCCACATTTGCATATGTTAACCAAACATTGCTTGCAATTGTGATTGTGTTTGCTACTGAGTTGACCGAAACCACTTCTGAGAAAACATTAGGTCCATTTTTACTCTGAATAAAGATACTACTTTGACCTGGAAAAATAAAGTCAGCCAAATTTACACCAAGTAAATTATTAAATCTAATTATGTTGTTACTCTTATTGGTGAAATCTGTTACGATTGTGATTGCATCCGACACATGTTCACCTATGTGATAGTGTAGTTTGCTAGCAGAATATTCTGCGGTATAAACGTGTTGGTTTACACTGTTACTTGATTTTAAACCATAACGACCCAACACATTTGTGCCTAACGGATGCAAGAGACCTAAAAGAACATCTCTATACTTTGAAATTTCTTTATCGACTGTAATCAAATATGTAAAGTTGTTGTACCTATCATCCTGCATAACATCAAATGAACTTGGTTGACCTTGTGTGGTCAAATATTGGCCGTCACCAATAACTAATCCGTTTAAGAAGGTTGCGTTGGCTTTTCCGGAACCATCACCATAGGTTATGTAACCTTCTTTGTTATATTTTCTTGTGTATACAGTTCTATTACCTACTGCATCAAAATATGTGTATGATTTATCAAACTGTGGAAATGCGGAATTGGCCATCAATAAATTGATGTTTCTACCTTCTCCGTCTATTTTTAATACTAAGTTTGTATTTGGATTTCCGTTGTTGTTAAACACCTGCAAATTGTATAATGACAATTGTGAGTTTGCATCAGGAGCCAATAGGGAAACCGAATTAACTCTAGCAATATATGATGCTAAGTTAATTGTTGGACCTTGGTAAATATACTCACCTTTAATTGGTAAGTTTTGAATCGCAACATTTGATACAATAATGTCTTGTACTTTTAATGATACATTAGGTTGTGATTCATAATCTTCACCATAATTTTCAACATTAATCGTGGTGACCGCACCAACTCTATCAACAACTAATGAAAATTCTGCACCAGTTCCTAAAATTCCAGGCACCGTAAGTACTGCACCAGATGCGGTTGCGTTTGCTGATTGTACATCTACCGCCGGAAGAAAATCTGTTTTGTAACCAGTACCACCCAAAGGATACATTTTAACTGTTTCTAATGGATTATAAACATAGGATAAACCTGTAATTGTTCCGTTTGCACCAACAGAAGTTACATTTGCGTATGCACCTCGGCCCGAACCACCACTGAAAACAATTTTATCATTCGCTTGATACCAACCACCACCTCTAACGATTTGTATTGGTGCCAATATACCCAACGGCACAATATCGGCTCGTTGACCTTCATAGTCGTTGCCTGTATCTTCAGTCAGTATGGTGGACTTAATTTCAATATTGGGTATAGAAGAAATACCTCCACCACCATCATCCACAACCATACTATAAATTGAACTCGTTTCGAGTGTGACAAAAGAAAATGCATCAATCAATCTAGTATTTGCATTTGCTGAGGCCATATTGGCAAAATAATAACTACTGTTACTAATTATAATATTTTCTTTAAAAGCAATAACATCTGTTGGTATATAAGTTGCATTCGCTCTTGCATTTCCGGGTGCTGAAGATGTTGTTATTACTGCGCCTGCTGCCAATGGATTAGAAGATTGTATTGTAGCTGTCAGACTCAATATTGCCTGTGCATTCACTGAAGGCAAATATTTTATACTTGTTATAGAACCTGTTGAGGAAACACCATTAACATATGCAAATGCAGAATCAACATCGTTAACTCTATCATTAATTCTGTAACCTGAACCACCGGATACAATAGTATAAGGTGGTGGTAAAAAATTAGTCAATTGATATACGTTTGCTTTTGCGGCACCACCATTTTGTATAGTTACTATTGTGTTTGGTTTTAATGAATATCCAAAACCACCAGAAACAACATTGATACGATTTAAAGAACCTTTGGTTGTTTCACCAACAATAGCTGTTGCACCAACACCTGTGAGTACATCATCCAATCCATCATATACAACCACTGGATCACCAGGTTGATATAATGAACCTCTCTTAATTGGATTGATTTTAATTTGACTAATTTGGCCAACAATTTTTGCTGTAAGTATTTGGCCGCCAAATAAAACATCTTGGTTATTCGAATCAATAATTTTAACAAACTCACCAGACTGGAACAAACGTTCTATGTTTGATATGAATATCTCGGTCTTACCACCAATAAGAACTGCGGCCTCAATTGTTGCAATTGATTTTGATTCTAGGCCAAATACTCTGAGGTTTTTGGTGTTAAGAAAGTTTCTATTGCTTGATGCAAGTTTTAAACTCTTAGAAACATACCATGTACCAGCAGAAGCCTTGAATACGGCCTCTTTGGTATTGAATACTTCAAAGTCTGAGTTGAAAAGAATACGGAAAAGAAACTCGTATGATGCAGGTGTACCTTTGGTTTGATACAACTGTCGTGCAACCTTAATTGTTTCTTCTTTGTCTAGTAGTGTTTCTTTTGGAAAGAATGGTAAGAAATCGTTTGTAAAGTAATCTAAAAATTCTGTTGTCGTATCATCAACATCTTTGTATGACAATAGATTTTGAGTTCGTTCAGTAACTTTACCTGTTTGTTCCATCCATTCATAGTATGCCTTGAGAAAGGCGTGAAACTTTACATACTGGTCATTGTCACGAATGTGTTCGGGTAATTGGTCTTTGACCAATAGTGAGGTTAAATGTCCGTTATCTATCATGTTGATTTAGCTGTTACATTGACAACGATTGATTGTGGATCAAATTCGTCTACTGTAATGATTCTATTGTAGGAAGATGATACGATAGTTGTTGTTGGACTTGCAGTCATAGTCAATTGTCCTAAAGGATTGTCAATTGTTATAGGTGCAAATGCATTTAGTGTAATGATACCTTCATTATAATCTACTGTACCAATGTTGCCATCAAATATGGTTTTAACATTCAGTGTGTCATTGAAATATGTTCTTAATGTACCATATCTACCCTCAAGTGATACTGTACCTGCACCCAACACACCTGTTGTATCACTGGAAGAATTAGTAATTTTTAAAATTGCTGAAGTGTATCCTGTACCTGGAGTTAACACTTTGATTTCTCTAATAATACCATTAACTATTACAGCTTGTGCAGTTGCACCAGTACCATCTCCTAGTATAGTAACTGTTGGTGGATATTGATATCCGAAACCTGGATTGGTAACTGTTATAGATTCTACACCACCTGTAGATGATGGAACTTCTTCAACATAAAGTCCTTGAATCAATTGGGCCAAGTTTAATGGGTTTCTGAATACAACTGTTGGTGAACTCAATATGCCACTTAAAAACATTCCTTTTTTCAGAGGTGCACCATAATATAATTTATATGTTGTTGGTGTACTTAAATTTGGAAAGAATTTCTTTTGTAACTTAATAGAAATTTCATTGGTGATAATGGAAGAATCTAATGCATTGATTCTGTTATTAAAATCAGATGACTTGAATGTGGAATTAAATGTATTCAGTGTTGTTTTTGCATAATTATTAATCACATTTCTAACCGCAGCCTTAATCTGTGTGGCTGTTGATGTTGTTTTCTTTGGATCATACAGAACATTGGCTGTAATCTGTATATACGTATAATCTGGATCAACAATGGTTGGTTCGACCGTCATTATTGAGATTGGCTTCAGTACATCTGTAATCAATTTTAATTTTTGATTCTCTGTGATTGTATATGCACCAGTTGGTTTCATACAAACAAATACTCTGCCATACACAGGAGGATCATTCAGTTGACCACCCCAAACATTCACTGCATCAAAAGAATAACCTAAGTTGTTTTGTTGAATCGCTGTGATGTAATCATCTTTGGTAACTGCACGACCTTGTGCCGCATATGCTTTTGGTGCTTGAAATTTAATTGAATCAATAGATTCTTTCACTGCACCTTGTGTTGATGAAGTTATTGGAGATATGACAGTGTTTCCATACCCACCAACTGTACCCATTATTACGAAATTGTTTGCACCAGTAGAACCTGTTCCTTTTGTTACAACATATGATACTCTAACAATGTTACCGTTGTTTAAAGATTTGCCCAATACATTGTTACCAAAATAAATTTCATAGTAACTATTCATACCTTCTTGTAGAAAATATACAAGTGAATTATTATTCAACGTCAAATAATCCGAAGATAAAGAGTATGTTGTTGTGTAATTATTTGAAGAAGATTCTTGTACTGAAACAAGAAGTGTGGTTGTATCAATACCAATTTCAGGTAATTTGAAAAGAGATTTTGGATTATCGGTTTTATTAACAGTAAAAGCATAAGTCGTTGCTTGGCCTTGTTTTAATGTTATGTCGTTGAACTGTGCAACACCGTTCACAACGTTTACTGTTTCTGAATCTGTGTTGACGAAATTATAATTGATTCCATCAATAGATTCAGAAAGAAAGTTTGTATATTTTGGTAACGTTAATGATGCATCAGTGACTTGATTTACTCTCAAATTGATTGTGGCTGAAGGTGCAATTGCAGATGTTGGCACATAATTTAATAGTTTTGCTTGAGAAACAACTGAGTTTCTTTGTAATGCGGTATCCATAAACATTTCATTTGCGACCATGTTTAGATAGTATGCATTATATTGTGTATTGTATGCCAAAACATCCAACAAAGTGGATATAGCAGAACCTTCATAATCATAATCTTGAAGAACACCGTTGTCCTTCATATAGTTTTTTAAACTAGTTTTTATTGAACTGAAATCCAATTCAGTGATGTTGAAATTTGAGTTAGCACCTGCCATTTTATCTGTTTCTCTCTAAAAAAACTGTTACAGTAGTTGGTTGTGTTGCATTTGCTATAAAAAATGTCATGGTAACATCATATGCATTTTTATCTGGATATGGTTGTACTGTGACATTCTTCAGATTTATTCTAGGTTCATAGTTGGTTATTGCAACAGTAATTTCTTTTTCCAAGGCCGATGCAGCCATAAATGAGATGTTTTCAAATAAAAGTGCATCAACATTTGATCCGAAGTCTGGATTCCAAGGTTTTTCAAATTTCTTAGTCAATAATATGTTTCTGACTGAACGTATGATTGCTTGACTATCATAACTCAATGCAATATCATTCACAGCTGGACGCTTGGCCAATGTGAAGTCTATGTCGGAGTAAAGTTTTTGTATGGTTGCCATCTTTTATTTATGTGTAGGAGTAAAACGCTTTTTTGGACTTTCGAAGCTGTGGGAGAAAATTCTTAGGCCGGAACGCAAAAATTCGAAATTCTGGTAATTATCCAATTCTTGATTTGGCCTTTTCTGTGCCGATTAAATTGTTCATCAGGTAATTTCCAGTCTCTCCTAAATTAGTGAGTTTCTTTGTTTTATTGTATCCATCAACGAAATTCTTAACTTGAATATAAAAATTGATATCAGAAGTTCTTCTAAGGTTCATATAATCAGTTAAATTTGTCATATGTGTATTAATTGTTGTTATTAGTGTACCACTCATATTTGATGTTGCATTAATAATACCTGTGTCTACATTGGCTGTCAAAACTATGCTGTTCACAACATTGGATTTATATGTTATTAATATATTACTGTTAGCCGAAAGTTGTGGTTCTATCAATAAACTAGTAAGACTGCCCATAATTGGTGCGTTATTTACAACACCATCTGTTTGATATGTGATGTACATTGCTGTTCTGCCACCACCTAAAACCATATCCAAATAAGGATTATTCGTATCTGTGCCATCAAAAGGGGTTACACCCGAAATTCTGTTGGTGTGAGCTAACATATAACGTGCTGAATTTGCAAGTGCCAGTGCGGAACTTCGAACATTGGCCATATTAGTCACACCGTTAGCAGTATTGGCGGCTGCATATATCAAGTTGGCTGTTAATTCTATTGATACCACTACACTTTGTATTGGATTTTTATAATATCCACCAAAATCATTATTTTTGATATCTTGTACCTGCCATTCCTCAACAAAGGCCGGCATTGAATTCATATGTTCTTGTGTATCTAATGATAACTCTTGTATATGACCGTTCGGATCATCAAAATTATAACCAAAAGTTTGCCAGAGTCCTGTTGAGTTTGCTATTGTTGTCATATTATATTCTTATACAAATGGGCCAGTAATTGGTGGTGTTGTTGGTGATCCATTATTTCCATTTCCATGTTGATGTATGGCAAATACTGAACTGTTTACTACGTCTGACATTAATACCGACTGCATAACACCAATATTACCTAAAGCAAAATTGGCTATTGGTGCATTTACTGATATAACTGCATTAATTGTTCCAAGAGCATTTATTTGACCAGGTATTGCGAGTGGTGAGGCCGGTGTTGGGAATGCTGCAGATACACCACCTGATGTTGTGAATCCATCTAATCCAGCATATACACCACCACCCAATGCATTACCAGCAGTTACTCTGGACTCAGCAACAACAACGTCCGCAGTTATTAAACCAGCAACATCTAGGTCTGATGATATTGCAATATGGTCAGCCGCATTCAAATACATTGTCCCGCCAAACTTTTCGGAAGCTGATAATTCCACATCCGCATCACCAGATATAACCATTTTACCCATTGTCCTAAGTTGGGTTTCTCCGGCAACTAACATATCGAAATTACCACCAACTTGAATTCCTAAATTACCACCAACAGCAAAATTACAATTACCCTCTATGTCTATGTTGCAATTGCCTGATATTTTAATATTGTTATTTTGCACAATAATTGTGTAACCGTTACCAAAGACTTTGTGAACCTCACTGCCATCAGGATGCATCTCAATGAATGTTCCTACACGATGTGATAAACGAATACGTTCTCTGGTTGGAGTGTCATCCATTTCCAATTTGTGACCAGCTTCCGTTGCAGTGACATTATTGTATGGATATATTGGTTGATAGTCGGTGTTGGCCGCAGATTCTGGTTCTGTCCATGCACCTTCAACAAAAGGCATTTCATCTGAGTATATTGTTGTCATAATTTAAGGAGTTGAGTTACTAATTTGTTTGGGTATTATACTTGCCGCAACACTCTCAGCTGATGGTACTGTTGCTTCATATGCGGTGATTGTTTTGTTTGCATTATCAAGGTCCGCTTGTGAAACAGGAACTGCAAGTCCGGCGGTAGCATAACCCGCAATTGCAACTGCACCTACGGCTACAGCTGTTGCTGCTTTAACTGTAGTAACTGCTTCGTTCACCGTTTTTCTTGTTTCTGTAATAAGTTCACTTACGCCTGTTGGATCTGTACCTGTTCCTAATTCCTTTAAGAAATCGGTGAATACATTTTTTACCAATTTTAAAAATTTGGCTAAACATTCAGCCAAAAGTTTTAATAACTTTGCAGGAAGGCTTATAATCCATTGAATAATTGCTCTAATTTTTGTTATGTATGCAAGAACATATTTTTCAAAATCGAGAATCTTTTTCAAATAGTATTGAACAGTTTGTAACGATTTTTGAATTTTCTTCAATGTGGCCACAGTTGCAGCAAAAAAGCCAGTTTTATCGGTGAATCCTAATGTTTGCATAACTTTTCGTATGCCTTCTCTGATTGCACCTGCACTAGCTTTTATAAAATCTTGTAAATACACATTCTTACGCATCTCATCAATGAAACCACAAACGTGTGTTCTTTTTGTGTTCGTATACTGTGTTGATGTTCCGGTTATTTTACCTCTTGCGGCCGCCGAAATTGATGGTGCACCGGAAATTCGGCCTTCATTACCAAATCTGCCTGGAGGACTTAAATTTGCTTCAGCACACTGCGCTGGCAAATCTTTAGGAGAATCTTTTGGATATGTAAATTGTGATTGTGAAATGATATACGCTTGATATTCTTGTGCGGTAACTTCTGTACCATTAGGTAATGTAAATGCCATATTATCCTCCTGTGTCCGTAACTTCTGTGCTGGTTGCATATTCAGGTGTAACTATACCAGGTAAAACACCCATCATGATAGGCGCCTGTGCTGATTCACCATCCATAAAGAAACCAACAATCCATTCACCTAACATAGGTGCCGAGAAAGATTTTGAATTATTTAATGGATACATTGGTAAGGCCCAAGGTAGGTCCTCTGTAGGTAAATTCATTTTATTATCTGTGTGCCATCCAAAAATCCTGACACGGCACCTACCCAATCCTAGTGGGTCTCCTCTAGATTCCAAAATTCCAACCCACCATATGAAACCATCTTTACCAATAAAATTATTCATTTAAACCT